GTTGAGCGCTGATGTTGACTTCAGAGATGGCAGAGCCACCATCAGCAATCAAACTTTCACACTGCGCGCAGACACCACCACCAGGCCCCTGCTCTATCGGCTCAGACATGGGGTGGTGGCGCGCTTGATCGCTGCCATGACAGCCAGCCAGCCCACCATTGATGTAGACACATCAGGGCTTGATGGCGCTGTATACTTGGAGCGAGAATGTTTGATCGTCGATGGCGCCAGCCAGTCAAGCATTGCAGGGGGCTTCAGGTATGATGTCACCAGGGCAGCGCTAGGCACATCTGCACAGGCCCATGGCGCAGACACCACTGACGATGTGGAGATCTTCAGCACATGCAACACCCTGGCTGGGCGCCTGATCCAGCTGCTGAGGGTGCCACTAGACAGCACAGATGCGCCAGCTGATGAAGTGGTCATGTGGTCTGGGGTGATCAGAGATATCAACACCAGCGACACAGGGCTAAGCTTGACCATCAGCGCTGATGGCTTGCTGGCCTTGGTGGATGCTCAGCAGATCTTCGCTGAGCGCTGCCAGGGCAGGATGATCAATGCTATCCTTGATGGGCAGAGACCTCGCCTTGACAGGCTGAGCGCCACCATGCTGACACAAGAAGCGCCAGCTGGTGGCTCAGGGGTGGTAAGCGACCCCAGGCAGGCGCTCTTCATGCTGGGTGATGATGCCGCCATCAAGGGCACTTACACCTTCTTCGATCAGGGCGCCACATTCTATCTGCACATGCTGGCAGACTCAGAGACCTTTGCAGGGCGCCCCCTGCCAGAAGACATGAGTGTGTACAAAGACACACCCACCAGGGAGGTCTTCAGCACTCGCGCAGACTCACCAAGCAATGTGGACAGTGGATCGATTGGTGACAACACACTGCCCCTGTCCAGCCACCCTGGCAAGCTGATTTTGCAGCTGCTGACGACCACCAGAAACGACAACACAGCAGGCCCCAATGGAGCCTATGACACAGGCATCAATGCGCTGGCTGGCTCTATCCCTGTGGGCCTGGTGGATGTAGAGGGGATCTTGCTGTGGGGTGATGAGATAGGCATCACCCTTGATGATGTCTTCTTCTTCGAGGATGGCAGCAAAGCCCTTGGCGATGTGATCAGGGAAATTCTGACACCCCTTCTGAGCGCCCTGATCAGCACACCAGCTGGCAAACTCAGCATCATCAGGCTCAAAGACTCAGCAGACTATGGCAGCACCCTGAGCCTGAGCCAGTCACAAGTGCGCTCAGCTGCCATCATCCACAATCGCAATTTGATAGATGCCATTGACAGGGTGGAGCTTCAATACAGAGTAGAGCCTGGCTTGCCAGCAAGCAGGATCAGCGCGCGAGACACCATCAAATATAGGCGCCAGCCACCAGGCGAGCACAGCAGCCTGAGCTTGACCCTGAGAGGCACCAGGCGCCGTGATCTGGCCACACAGATCATACAGACCATCATTCAACGCTACCATGACCCCATCCCCATGCTCTTTGTGGAATGCTTGCCATCAGCGCAGTTTGAGCTTGGTGATGTGATCAGCGTGACACACAGCCTGATCCCTGATGGTGATGGTGGCAGGGGGCGCACCAATGCACCCATGCTGGTGATCAGCAGAAGGGAAGTCTTCAGTGGCGAGCCAGGCCAGATAGGTGAGCACATCATGGTGTATGGCTTGCTTGATGTGGGGCTGATCCATCCAAGGGCTGGCTTGATTGCGCCATCAGCCACAGTGGCATCATCGCCAGCGCCCACATCCACAGTCTTCACTGTCAATGTCAATGACTTCACTGAAGCCAGTGGCTCAGGCCCCTTTGATGCTGATGTTGAGGGCTTTGCTGTGGGTGATGCCATAGACATCATGGATCAATACGGCACACCTGTGGACACAGGGCTATTCATTCAAAGCATCGCCACCAATCAGATCACCTTGACTGCGCCAGCATCGCCAGCGCCATCAGCTGGCGATATCATCAGGCCAAGTGCCTATGCTCAGTGCGTGACACAGCAGCAAGATGACTGGGTCTTCATCGCTGATGCTGATGAAGAATTGAATACCGATCTGCCAAAGACCTATAGGAGTTGAGCCAATGGCCTTTAAGAAGCTGGACAGCGCAGCCATTGACTTGACCCTGAGCAGGCCCCTTGATGCCTTTGTGTCACAGGGCATGGATGCCAATGGTGTGCAAGCATGGGCAGACAGGGGCAGGGGCGCTGGCATGTCGTATGGCTCAGATGCCAGGCCCACCCTGGCAAGCGCTGGCCTGTCTTGTGTGCCACTGAGCCCATGGCACATCAGCCCCACATGCACTGAGCTGACGCTGAAGATCAGAGGTCTTGCCAGCATTGATGGCGCTGGTGGCACAGCGCTCAATGCTCGCTTGGTGTTGATGGCGCTCAGTGGGGTGGTCTATGACAATGTAAGCATGACCCCTATCCTTGATGATGCCTCAGATCAAGAGGTCGAGTTTACCTTTGATGTCACCAACTTGGCTGGTGATGTGGTGGTGCCATGGCTGGTGTTCCAATCGGCCCTGAACACTGGCAACACTGCCAGTGATGATCGCCATGCCAATGACATCACTGCCAATCGGTACAAAATAGACCTTGGCACCACACTCGCTGCCACCTATGACGACACCAAGCGCTGGCAGATGACTTTCAGTGAAGACAGCACAGGCACAGCGCCGGCTGATGTGTATCAGTATCAAGGGCCTGTGATGATCGTCTATGAGAATGGGCATGATGAAGTCTATGTGCTGCCCCGCTTAGATCGGCGCCTGGTGGCTTATCAGCAGTTCAGAGCCACCATCACTGAGCTTGGGCGCTTCTTGCTGTATGGCTGGAGCTTGACAGAGACTGCCTTCACATCGCCAGCAAGCCAGGCCAATGCACTCAGGCCTGGCATGGCTCCAAGGGCTCGCACATATTCGGAAATCTACAGACGCCAGCGCGCGCTGGCAGCTGAGCGCACCAGGGTGGTCAATGTGGGTGGCTCGCCTGATGTGCGTGACAGTGGGCGCATGTGGGGCATGGCTGAATATTACAAAGAGTCCACATACCTTGATGCATACATGGCTGTGGGTGGCGAGCTTCCGACCTATCGCATCGACACTAGGACAGCCACACTCAACACCAGGCGCAGATATAGGGCGCTGGCCTTGGTGGCTGGCTCAGTCACTGACAGAGAAGCCAGAGGCTTTACAGTGCGCCTGAGAGCCACCCTTGAAGACATTGGTGGTGGTGACGTAGCCACACCAGATGTGCAAGGCGCCACCATTGATCTGACACCCATGGCTGGTGCTGGCTTTGGCACCAATGAGACAGCAGACAGGCTTTATTTTACCTTTGCAGCTGCCAACACTCAGCATCTTGATGGCACATGGGTTTATGCAGATGTGCTCAATGGCACCCATGGCCTCAGGCTGATTGATGCGACCTTTGAAGAGCAAGCTGCCAGCGCCAGCGACACAGCGCGCTTGCTGCGTCTTCAGATCAGGGGTGAAGACATTGAGCCAGCCATCAGCAATGGCACCACTGAAACAAGCATCATTCTTTATTATCCAGCTTGCACAGTGCTGATAGATGAGGGCTTCTGATGGCGATTCAAAACAACACCTTCTTCAGGGTCATTGGCAGCATTGCAGACGAGACAGGCGCCAGCCAGATCAGCGTGGCAGATGGTGTCAACATCATTGGGGGTGGGTCTGTTGATGAGCAACAGATCCTGCTTGAAAACAGCAATCACGTATACAGCACCATCAACAGACGAGCCCTGCTTGATGTCTGGAGTAAGGGGGTCGTCACTGACTCAACCGTCTCATACATCTACAAAGAAGCCACAGCGCCCACAGTCACCTTTGCCATAGCCCTTGAATCGCCAGCCCTGGCTGGTGTGGATCGCTTCAGCGTGACATGGGTGGCGCGCTACCAAGGCCAGATTAAAGTGGACATCAGGCGCACAGACACAGGCGCCAGCCTGAGTGCATACACTGGTGGCGCTGAGATTGCGCCCATCACTGAGACACAAACCCAGACATGGAGCGGGGTGCAAGATGTCTTCATCAGGGTAAGCATGGCGCCTGTGCCAGTGAGCACAGATGCCATCTTGTGGGGCTTCAGGGCGCTTGAAGACCAGACGAGCATCTGAGGGGCTGGCTTGCAGGCTTGCAGGCTGGCATTAAATTAAAGTCAACTCGCTGGCGCCTGGTGCCAGCGCCACACACAGTGGCACTCAATAGGAGTCAAGACACATGAGAGTTATTGCGCACAATGTCCCCTATACCTTTGGGGGCGCTCAGTCAGTGGTGGATGTGCTTCACACAGGCTCAGGTGAAGTGCTGGCAGCTGGTGTCAGGAAGTATCTGCTTGTGCAGAACATTGGGTCAAACAACATCTATTTGACCTTTGATGGTGACACAGCTTCATCCACCACAGGCTTCAAGCTGGTGGCTGGTGGCTCCATTGAGTTTGCCACAGCTGTGCCCAATGGCCAGATCAATGGCATTGCAGACACTGCCACCACCAAGCTGGCCATTCTTCAGGGGTGATATCATGGGCTTCTTTTCATGGGGCATCACACCTTCTGAGGGTGTGAAGGGCCCATATGCTGACTACACCACAGCCCTTGCAGCGCTCAGGGCTGATGCTGGCGCCAGCGATGGTGACATTTATCAGCTTGATGATGGGCGCACCTTTGCAGCCTTGACAGGCGATCTGGGGTGGCTGGTGCCACCAAGGGCATACAATCGCATCAGCGGACTTGTCACCAATGCCACAGGGAGCGCTGAGTTTGCCAAGGCTGATGCATTGGCTGATGTGACTGGCAGAGGCTGGGTGGTCTCAACGACTGGCACAGGCAGTGTCACAAAGAGCGCTGGCGCTGCGCTGATCTGCTCTTCACCAAACCCTGCCACAACAGTTGCCCAGCTTGAATTTACACCCACCACTGCACTTGCAAAGGGTCTGGTGATCTTGAAGATCACAGGCATCACAGGCGCACAGAAAGCCAACAATAATCTGTGGCTTCATACAGGCGCAGCTTTCTTTCGCTTTACGCTTGCCAATGGCTCAGCTGGCAGTGTGGGCATCTTGGAGAGCTTCAGCACAATCGACCCTGATGCCAAGGGTGATCTGACTTCAGTCACCACACCAGTGTGGGTGGCCCTTGAAGTGGACAACACAAGCACTGATACACTTCAGAAGGCATATCTGATTGACGGTGATAACATGCTCGCCATTGAAGAAGGCGACGTAACAAGCTCCACTGTGACGAGCAAAATTGCGCTTTACACTGCCAACACGACACCACAAGATCCAGCCATCATTCAATGTGAAGAAGCGGCTGCTTTCAGGTATAGCTGATGAACATTTATCAACACACATCTAGCGATCTTCCTAAAGCTGACAGGGTGCTTTTCAAGGCGCTGGCTGGATACACCATCACACAGGCAGATGCTGCACAGGCTGAGCATCACAGCGCGCCAGCCACCACCACCATCACAGGCGCTGGCCTGGTGCGCATTGACACTGGCCTGAGCCTGTCAGAAGCCCACACCATGCTGACTGATGGCTTGACCAAGGCTGAGCTTGTGGCGCTTGGCGCTGATCTTGGCCTGAGCCTGTCTGAGACCTCGCTGAAGGCTGAATTGCTTGATGCGATCCAGACACACCTTGAAGGGCTGGCACCATGACAGAACACATTCAAGTGGGCGCCTGGATTGATGGGCCACAGCCAGGCAAAACAGATGAAGCGCTGGCGCAATGGGCGCAAGCCATCACAGCCTGTGGCATCACCAGGCCATGCATTGTCACCAATGTGGGCATCAAGCCACTGCACAGATCCAGATGGGCTGTGAGCCATCTGAGGCGCGCCATTGCAGCGCTGAGGCTTGCAGGCGCTGATGAAGTGGGTGTGATGATCTGGCCTGTGGCGCAAGCTCAGGCAGTGGATGAGACCATTGAAGACATGGGCAGGCTCTATGGCTGGCGAGATCTCGACAAGCCAGCGCGCCAGCTGGTGCCAGACTTCATCAGCATTGATGCTGAGGGTAACAGCAATGCCAGTGGATGGGGCCCAGCTGGCGCCACCCTGGCAGGCGATCTGGCAGAGGGCCTGGCTGAAGCTCAGGCTGGCCATGATGGGTGCTATCTCAGCTGCACTGCTGTGCCTTTCAGGAAAGGTCCAAGGCTTCAAGATGCTGCACTGCTTGCCAGGCCTGAAGTGCGTGTGGGTGAACCACAGGCCTATAGCCAGTATCAGGCAGACAAGGCATGGACACACAGCCCCTTCTTCAGGCCTGGTGTGATTCAAACCAACACGTGGCAGACATGGAGCCCAATGCTTGAAGATGGGCACCTTGATGCACTGGTCTTTGGCATGGCGATCTATGCGCAAGATCACCCCACAGGTGTGACAGGCGTCGATGCGCTGTGGCTCGCTGCACAGACAAGCATTGATCTGGGTGTGCGTCGCTTCAGCTATTGGTCATGGAAGCACATCAAGGGCAGCACCAAAGAGCGCTTGCAGCGTCAAGACTTCCTCAGGGAGCTTGCCAAGGTCAAGTGCCCTGAGCCAGGGCCTGAGCCTGAGCCAGGGCCAGACGCTGAATACACCTTTGCAGATGCGCTTGACAGGCTGATGTGGGGTGATGAATACGCCAGCATGTGGCGCGCTGGCACTACACTGCGCAAAGAAGACACTGAGGCAGACGACTGGCGTCTGACTGAAGCCCATGATTGTGGCTGATGTGGCGCTGGCTGGCCTGGTGGGCATGATAGCCCTGTGCTGTGTCTATCTTGCGCTGATGGCATTGGGGCAGATCTTCAGCGCCCTGTGGCGCTGTGTCTGCCAATGGAGGGCAAAGCCTTGAAACGAGACTGCACAATAATCACACTGTTGGCGCTGGCACTTGTCTTGACTGCCTGTGCTGGCAAACGCCCCTCAGGGGCAGACATTGACTGGTCTGATCTGGCGCGCTCAGCAGCTGTGCCAGAGTTTGGTGAAGACGAGTGTGGCCAGACCCTGGTGTGGTCATACGAGCTGGGGCGCTGGCAGATCGCCAATGGCAAAGAAGTGGTGGCTGAGAATAGGACAGTCATCAGGGTAGACTGCAAGCCAGCCAGCGAGCCTGAGGCGCAATGAAAGCATGGAGGCGCGGCCAGACATGGATGCAACAGAAAAGCCTGAAGAAGGGCCTGAGAAGGCCACTGACAAAGCCCCTGAGGCGACACAAAGCCCCATCGACTTTGACAAGGATGGCAAGGCCAGCTGGCAGGAGACTGCCATAGCCATCACACTGCTTGTGGTGGGTGGTGGCTTGCTGGCCTGGCTGATGTGGCTGGCGAGCCAAGGCCAGATCACTGAAGAGACGATCCAGCCACTGATTGTGGTGCTGGCTTTCCTATCTGGCAAAGAAGGCTTCAAGCGCCTTTCAGGGGGTGGATGATGTCTGCTGAGTCTTTGGCCATCCTGATGGCTGTGGCATCTGGGGTCTTTGGCATCATCACCAGCATCATTGGCTGGGTGGTGTCTCGCCTGGTGGCGCAGCTGGACAGATTGCGAGAGCGCACTGAGCAGCTGGAGCAACGGAACGCTGCCAGCCAAGCCAGCCTGAGCGCCCTGCCAACACTCGATAGCTTCAAAGAGCTTTTGGTGACTCAGCTAGAGCCCATCAATGGGCAGATGAGCGCCATTGCCAAGCAGGTCGGCGAGATTGCCACACAAGTTGTGGATGTGGACAGGCGAGTCATCAGGCTTGAAGAGCGCAGCAAGCATGGAGATGGGTGATGTGGGTCAATGCCAGAGAAGCTGCTGAGCACTTTGGCATAGGCCAAAGCACCCTGAGAAGCAGATGTGAGCGTGGCACAGCTGGCTGTCCCCTCAGGCGCAAAGACCCAGCCCATCCACTGCGCTGGCAGTATTGGACAGGCCAGCACCCACCCACCACTGAAGACTTCCTGAGCGCCACACAGCCACTGTCTGTGGAAGTGAGCAGACCCCAGCCCCTGCCAGATGAGCCCATTGAAGAATGGATCAAGGCCAGGGTACGCGCCAGCAAGCGCAAGCGAGCAAAGCACAATCCAGCGCGCCTGGTGACACTGCCAGCTGAGCCCATGGCCATTGCCATCATAGGCGATCCACACGTCGACAATGATGGCTGTGACTGGTCTGCACTCCATGACCACATCAAGCTGCTGTGTGAGCCAGGGGTGCTGATCACCTGCATTGGTGACATGCAAGATAATTGGATTGGCAGGCTAGGCAAGCTCTATGCAAACTCGTCAAGCCTGGCTTCTGAGGGGTGGAAAGCCAGCGAGTGGCTTCTGAGCCAGGGGCAGTGGCTGGCAGTGGTGGGTGGCAACCATGATGCATGGTCACATGTGCCAGGCCTTGACCCCTTGCAATGGCTTTGTGAGCAGAATGGTGTGAAGTGCTATGACCCAGACGAGTTGCGCTTATACCTGCAATGGCGAGACAGGCCAGACCTTGAAGCCCTGGTGATCAAGCTCAGGCATGACTTCAGGGGGCGCAGCTGGTTTCACCCTACCCACGGCCCACATAAAGAGGCCCTGCTTGATGGTGAAGCCCACATCTTTGCAGCTGGCCACATCCACCAGTGGGGTGAACTGACCAGCGAGCACAGGCGTGGCAGGGTCACAAGTGCAATCAGAGTGAGGGGATACAAGAAGGCTGATGGCTATGCCAAGAGGGGTGGCTTTCCCGAACAGCAGCATGGGGAGTCTGCTTTAGTGGTGGTCCAGCCTGAGATTGAAGGGCCTGGCAGATGTCAGATCTTTTGGGATCTGGCATCTGGCATCAAGTGGCTTAGGCATCTGCGCTCAGGCTGATGATGTGCGCCATGACCTTGCTGGCGCGCTCTTCTTCAGTGCCAGAGCCTGAGATGATGCCAGCGATGTCTTCAAGCGCTGGCGCCTGGCTGAGCTTGAAGCCCATGGCATCCACAGTGCCACAGATGATGGTGGCAGCTTCAAGGGGTGTGGCGTCATAGCTCACACCATCAATCTCATCATGCACCAGGGCCTCCAAGTCACACTTGGCATCATTAAGCCACTGCACAGCCATGGCCTCAATGGCAGGCTCAGCGCTGGCCAGATCCACAGCGCCATGCTCGCCATGCAGCTGGCCATCTTCAAAGACGAGATCAAGCCAGTCACTGCCACCACCAATCTGAAGCAGGTGATCAGCGTCATAGATGAAGGGGCTGGTGTCGCCAGCGTCAAAGCGCTGTGGCATGGCAGCATTCAAGGCCTCAATGGCCTCAATGTTGTTGAGATCCTGGCTGAAGACATAGATGGCAAGGCGCTGGGCTGGGGTCAATTCAAACATGGGTTGAATCCTTTGGTGTGATGTGGGCTCCATTGCCCACATCAATGATTCATGTTTAAGCCCACCTATCCCCATTGTCAACAGAATATTGGAAAATATTCTGACTGGCTTGATGTAAGGTGACTTCAAGGTGTGGCTCTTCACCAGGCGCAGCATGGCACTTGACCACCCTGGCATCCACCACCAGGCGATCATCATGGATCACCCCACCCCTTTGCAGCGCATCAAGGGCGCTCTTTAAGAAGTTATCAGCATCAGGCGCTGTGAGCTTTGGTGTGCGCTCAGCGCAAGCGCGCCAGCTGGCTGAGGTAAAGCCAATGCTTTTGAGGCTCGCTGGCAGGCTCGCTGGCCTTGCACACACAGCCACCACATCAACCCTGAGCGGGTCTGTCAGTGGTGGTGTGGCGCCCCATTGAATGCGCAGCTGCACAGCGCTGGATTGATACCACTGTTCAAGCTTGGCTGGTGTATAGACTGTGGCCTTTCTGCCCCTGGCAGCTGCGCGAGGTCTCATATAGGCCACAGGCTGGCCTTCAATGATCAGTGTGGTGATGCTGTCTTGTGTCATGGATCAGGCCCCTGGCTCTATCAAGCGCAGCCTGCCTGGTGATGAAGATCTCTTCAGACCATGGATCAAGCAAGCGCCATTCTCTTCTTATGCGCCTTGCCACAGTAGCCTGCAAGCCACTGTCTTCATCCTGCCAGCTTTCAGCGCCTTCTACGATTTCCACCAGGCGCCAGCCCCTGATGTGCTTTGGCATCTGCTTTGGCAGGCTGATGTCAGTGTCTGCCTTCATCCATTGCTTGACTTGATCCTGAGTCACACCACACAGCTTGGCCACTTTGGCTGATGGGTAGCCAAGGGCAACAAAGCTCAGCGCCCTGAGCCTGCAACGCTCAGACTCGCCATGCATCTGCTTCAGTGGCTTCAAGCCTTTGAGCCTGATGGCTCTAAGCACACTTGATGGGCTGCGCTTGGAGATCTTCACAATCTCAGGCACACTCAGGCCCTGCTTGCACAGCCTGCCAATGTGGTCAATCTCAGCATCTGACATGGCCTTGACCTTTGGGGCTGGCGAGCCAAGGCCAAGGGCTTGCTTTACTCGATTGACAGCCCTGGTGGATCTGCCAAGGGCTTTGGCAATCTGGCCTGTGGGCTCGCCAGCCAGGGTGCGTGCTTTGATGGTGGCGATCTCTTCAGGGCTCAGTGGCACTTTCAGCATGGGCAGCCCCTCACAGCAAAGGGCGCTTCAGGTGATGCACTTGATCACATCGCTCTTAAGCTGATGATCTGTCCGGTCCCTAGTTGTGACATCAGAGACACTGGCCGATCAAGCGCAAGCACCATCAGCACCAGGCCCCTTGCACAGGCTTGCACTGTGTGGCAGCTGGCCTGCCAAGGGGACAAGCCCACAGGATCATGGTTCCATATTGAATGCCAATCAAGAAAGTGATCAGCAAAGTGTGCGATGCCACTGTGGGCGCTGGCATTGCTTGAAAGCTGATCTGCCAGCCCATCACCCACCAAAGGATAAGAAGCGATGCATCTGCCAGATCAAGGCGCTGCTGAGGCACTGCCCCTCAGAAGGTCTCTTCAGCGCATAGGCTCAGCTGTCGGTGGTGAGCACCACCCCTTTGAGCTTTGAAGGCCAAGGTGGGCTGAGCCATCCACCTTGGCCAGGCGTGTCAGTGTGTCAATGCCTCAGACTCAGGCTGTTGACTCAAGTTAAGCTCAAAGATCATCTGCGCACAGGCCCTGAGCCCATAGGCTGCAAAGCCCTGTCCTGCCCTATCAAGGCCACACAGGCGCCAGAGGCCATCATGCCAGTCAAGCCAGCCAATGCCCTTGATGTAAATGGTGTGCTTGAAGGCTGAAGCGCTCTTCAGCTTGGCTGGCAGCTCTAGCACTTGGAGCCAGTGCGCCACATGCTGGCAGGCCTTCTTCTGCTGTGCGCCATCGTCGCACTCAGCCATCAGCTCAGCGCCCTGCCTCAGGGCAGTGGCAATGTAGTCATAAAGTGGGGCTGTCTTCATTGCGCACCCCCTGGCATGGTCAAGGCCATCTTGATGGGCTTCTGCTTTGTGGGCGCCTGTTTTGTCGATGCCAGCCCCTTTGAGCGCAGCCAGTAAATGCATCTGATTGCTGTGCTGGTGCTGATGTCTGCTTCTTTGGCGAAAGTGGCAGCGCTTGCCACCACTTGAAGATCAGCCCCCTGCCACTTGGCGAGCCTGGCACAGGCGCCAATGATCGCCTTCAAGGCCTCAGGGTCTGCTTCACCAGTCTTGCGCCTGGCCAGTGACTTCAGCGCGCAAGCCAGCCAGTCTGGCCTGGTGATGGCTGTGGGCTTTGTATCAGGCAGGGTCAAGATCCAATGACAGCCATCTGAGGCCCATGGGTTATCATCATTTGCAGGCCTGATCAGGCCAGCGAGCTTCAGCCAGCGATTGATCTTCTGCACCTGTGACTTGCTGCACCCCAGATGCCTTGCCACCTTGACCTTATCTGCCTTGATGACATCACCCACCATGACCCCTTCAGGCTGAGTGGCATAAACCCTGATCACTGATAGGATCGCCTTGGTGGATGGCTCGCCTGGCTTGCGCTTCTGCACTGCCTTTGACCCAGCATCAAGCCAGTCATCAGTGGTGGCGCGCTTGCTGGCAGGCGCTGGCGCGCTGGCAGGCTCAGGCAAGGCGATCTGTGCAAGCCTCAGAAGCGCCTGGTGAGACACACCAGGCGCCAGCGCCACATCAGGCTGTGGCAGTGGATCAGGCTCAGGCGCTGGCGCTGGCGCTGGCTCGCTGGCAGGCTCAGGCGCTGAAGAGCTCTTCAAGGCCTGTTGCCAGGCCAGCTGGCCACCAAGGCTGGCGCTGATGTCTCGCACATCCACCAGGGCATCAATCAGCGTCTGGTGCTCGCTGTGTGGCTGGCATGGAGCCTGCTTCAGTTCTTTGATGGCATCGCTTGCCATCTGATGAATCGTGAGAATGGTGCTGATCTTTAGCATGGTCATTCCTTTGGTGGTGGGCATTGGTGTATGAGTCTCACAAGCAGCGCCCCCTTTGATGCCTGCAAGATGGGCACAATGTGCCCTGTGATGATCTGTCTTGATCTGGGGTGCCAGGCGCGCTGAGTGCCCTTGCCAGCTTCGAGCGCCCACAGTGAAGCGCTCAGCAGCTGGCCCTTGAAGTGGGGGCTGGTGTCCAGCCCCACAGCGCCACACGTGGCACACATCATCTTCAATCCTTGGCAAGCTCAGTGATGACTGCGCTGGCATCTGCGCTGAACTGGCGAATAGCAGACACCACATCCACCTTGCCACGCCTGATGGTGGGCGCCTGATCCAGCGTCTGGCGCCACATGCTGGCCACAGTCTGTGCGCGAGTCTTTGGGGTGAACTCAGGGCTGAGCGCAGCGTAGAGGCTGCGCGCTGCAAACTCCCATGCTGGCGCAAGCTCAGCAGCGCTCAAGTGCCAGCACTTACGATGGGCAGGACAGTTGCAAGCCTTGCCACCCACCACTGAATAGGCCTTCTGCGCATCAGTGCGACTGCGCACAAAGACACCAGGCACACCATCCACTTCATACGCTGGCGCCGCTGCCATCAGGATGGCTTCAGCTTCAAGCTCAGCAGCATCATCTTCAGTGTCTTCAGTGGTCATGGTGTCCGCCCACCACTGCGCAACGATGTCTTCAGTGTCAGGCAGGATGTCATCAGAGATGTTCACCCACTGGCCAGCACAGCGCGCCATCACCAGGCCGTCACTGTAGAGGGTCAAGTCATGGCCAATGTGGAGCTCGGCGCAGCCGCCGATCTCTTCAAAGCGCAGAAAGGTCTGGCCATTGACCTTTGACCACAGGCCATTGAGCGCCTGCAAGCGAGCCTGCTTGACAGTGCCAGTCTTGATGAAGGCTTGCACCATGACGTTGAGAAGGGTGGCTGAGGTCTCAAGCAGTTGTGAAAGTGTGTAGTCCATGATGGCTCCTTTGGTGATGGGCTCCATTGCCCTGCCATGTGAACAATCTAAACCCACCTATCCCCACTGTCAACAGAATAATGGAAAATAATCGAAGTGGGTTGACAGCATGCAAGGCCATTGGCATTTAAGTGGGTGTGCCGATGAATGGAGGGCATTGAGATGAAGACACAGAGGAAGAAGATCAAGGCATGGCTGGCCTTCAATGATCGCTCAGTGGCTCAGCTGGCTCAGGCAGCTGGGTGCGCCACACAGAGCCTTTACGATTATCTGTCAGGACGCACCCCATGGCGCGCTGATGTGGCGCTGGTGGTCTCGCTGATCACTGGCATTGAGCTTGCCAACCTGCTTGACCCTGATGGCAAGTGCGCCAGCGCAGCTGCTGACTTCTGCAAGGATCTGGACAATGATTGATCTGACCACCATCAAAGACCACAGGCCACACAAAGGGCCTGAGAAGCTTGGCAAGTCTGAGAAGGATGAAGCCACCAGACACTATGTGTGGGGGCTGCGCTGGCAGAAGCGCCAGCAATACAGGGCGCCAGTGCGAAAAAGCTATATCAGTGTGAAGTGGGCTGCTGATGGCAGCGCTGAGCTTGTCTGGATTCCAAAATATGCCAAGGGCATGTCTGGCCTGTGGTATCGCCTTGATGACTATAAGTGGTGGGGATACCACAGGCGCTCAGCTTTAAACGCTGGCATTGCAGTCAAATTCAAAGCAGCCACCAGGCTTGCCAGCGATAAGGCAGGTGTGTAGCCTGATACACCAATGGCGCGCCATGTGGGTTGCAGCCCGGCACGCCATTGGTGAAAACTCAAAACTTGGAGATCATTGTGATCAACCCCACAAAGCCAGTCAAGACCTATGACTATCAGCGCATCATCAGAGATGATCAGCGCCTGAGCGCATCACACAAGCTCACCTTGTTTGTGCTCACCACCTATCTGCCAACTGTGCACCCATCAGTCACAGCCATTGCCAAAGGCGCCAGGCTGAATATCAAGACTGTCTCAAAGGCGCTGAGCGCACTTGAAGACCTTGGTTACATCAAGCGCATCAAGCGCCCTGGCAAGCCTTCAAGCTATCAGCTGACCACCCCCAAATCAGACCCCACCACCACCCCTAAATCAGACCCCACCACCACTCCCAAATGGATACCCACCCCAAATGAATACCCACCCCAAATGGATACCCAACACCACCCCCAAATGGATACCCAACACCACCCCCAAATGGATACCCACGAAGAAATAAAGAAGAGACAAAGAAGAGAGCAAGCAAGCGAAGTGGCACACATCGCCAGCAAAGAAGCCAAGGCTGAGCGCCTGGCTGGCTGGCAGGATGTTTGGAGTGAAGTAGTGGGTGTGGGCTCGCTGCCAACGCTGGCTCAGCTCAGGCGAGTCAGGCTTGATGTCACTGAAGACATGCTGAGCCACTGTCTGGGTGAAACTGCGCTGGCTGTTGGCACCAAAGACATTGGCAACGCCAGGGGGCTCTTCTTCGCTGAGCTCCGGAAAGCCAAAGGCGATGAGGCGCCATGGACAAAAGAGCAAGTCAAGCGCGCCTTGTACCCTGCCAGCCTCACCAGGGGCAGGGATATGCGCAGACCTTCAAGCCAGCCAGCGCCAAAGCCACCACCCCCTGAGACTGAAGAAGAGAAGCAGGCCAGGCGCGCGCGCACAGCAGCTGCGCTGGCATCGCTGGATCGCTCAATTCTCTTTGGGGGTGATGCATGAAGATGGCAGACAGCATCAAAAGCCTTGACTCAGAGCGCTGCCTGCTTGGCGCCATGCTCGCTGATCCAGACCAGATTGATCAGCTGGTGGCTGATGGCTTGCAGGCCACTGACTTCTGGGCGCCACTTCACAGGCGAGCATGGCAGGCCCTGGTGGCGCTCAGACTTGGCTCAGAGCCTGTTGATGAAGTGACCCTGTGGCAGGCGCTGCAAGCAAGCGCACCCACCAGAGATGAGCACTTGCGTGATCTGGCGTCATGGTCTGCCATGGGTGGCGCAATCCCTGCCCATGCCAGCAAGCACGCTCAGACGATCATGCAGCTGGCGCGCCTTAGAGATCTGCGCTTTGCAGCCTTGCAGGTGGCTGAGGGCTGTGAAGCGCCTGGTGCTGATCCTGTCAAGCTGGGTGCCAGACTCACACAGCAGCTGGACACCACAGCGCCCCCTTCATCGACGCTGCAAGGCATGGGCAGCATCATGCAAAGTGTCTTTGTCGAGATTGAAGAGCGCAGCAAGCGAGAGGCACCAGCTGGCATCAAAACAGGCTTTGCTGAGCTTGATGGCTTCATTGGCGCGCTTGAAGCCACCAGGCTTTATGTGCTCGCTGCCAGGCCTGGCATGGGCAAGACTGCCATGATGCTTCAGCTGTGCTTGACAGCTGCACTCAAAGGGCCTGTCTACATCGCAAGCCTTGAAATGACAGGCAAGGGGCTTGGCGAGAGGGCGCTGGCGCTTGAAGCCAGGGTGGATGCTGGCCTGATCAGAGAGCCATGGCGCCTGAGCCAGACGCACTGGTCTGCCATCCTGCAAGCGTCTGCCAGGCTCGCCAAGCTGCCACTGCACATCGACGATGCCAGCAATGTGACACCAGCTGAGCTTGCGTCAAGGGTGCGCGCCTTTGCTCGCAAGCATGGCCAGCCAGCCCTGGTGGCTGTGGATTACTTGCAGCGCCTGAGCGCACCAGACACAGGCACAGCCAATCGGGCTGAGCGTGTGGGTGCTGGATCATGGGCTTGCAAGGCGATTGCCAAAGACCATCACTGCCCTGTGTTGCTGCTGAGCCAGCTGAACAGGGAGTGTGAGAACAGGCGAGACAAGCACCCAAAGATGAGCGATCTGAAAGAGTCAGGCGACATTGAGCAAGATGCTGATGTGGTGCTGGCGCTCTATCGTGAAGGCTATTATGAGGCAGACGCTGATCAGACGCTGGCTGAAGTGCTGGTGCTGAAGAATAGGCATGGCAGCATGGGCACTGCCAATGCTCGCTGGATAGGCGCTCAGACGCGCTTTGCAGATGTGGGGTTTGGATATGAGTAAGAAGCAATGGACACAGCAGCCAGGGAAATTCATCGTCGGCCCTGATGACTCAGGCACATGGAACATGGCAGGCCTTGATGGTGGGTTTGTATCAGCCAGCATTTACAATCAAGACCACCCCAGCGCGCGCATTCTGGTGCATGCTAGCGCTTCAATGACACCAGATCAGGCGCGCCAGCTTGCCAAAGTGCTCAGTGATGCTGCTGACAGGGCTGAGGGGCTGCAATGATTGAAGTCATGACCATCAAAGCCATCAGCCAGGCCAGAAGAGATCTTCAGACAGTGCGCAAGCTCAGCAAGCAAGCCACCACTGAGGATGAAGCCAGGCAAGCTAGGCAGGCCTTCTTTAACCAATGGCGCTGCCATCGTCGTCTGGCTGATCTGACACAGGCCTTGATAGAGGCTCAGCCTGGTGGTGGTGTGCGATGAATTGCGAAAAGATCAGACGCATTGCGAAAATTGGCAATGGGCTCGCCAGCGATGCAAGCGCGCTGGCTGGCTCAGCTGGCAGGGTCTGCCTGTGGACAGGGATTGGTATTGGTGTGGCTGGCCTGGTGGTGGTGCTGATCGCCAAGGGAAACATCAGGATTGAGCAAGCGCGCTGGCGCCAGCGCAGAGGGGGTGAAGCATGAAGATGCCAGTGGTGCTTGGTGACAGGCTTTACACCACAAAGAAGGCTGTGACAGCCGATTGCAGGAAGATTCTGAGCGCAGCCAGGGTGCCAACAAAACTCAAAGGCAGGTCACAGCGCTTTGTGTCTGATGTGCTGGCGCATCACCCCCAGCTGCTTGATAAGGTGGGCGCTGGCCTGGCTGGCATTGTGGTGGCGCCATCACAGCACCCACGCAACACAGCCAGGCTCAATTGCTTCTGGGCGCTCAGGCAAGATGGCAGCTTGATTGATTGGAGCTATATCAAGTGCATCACGCCACCCAGCAAGCGCACTGAAGTGCTTGATGCGCTGCGCGCTGAGATCAGGCCACAGATTGAAGACTTCAGGGCTCAGAGCGCTGCCACAGTGTGTGCCATCTCAGGCGCGCCATTGGCAGGCTCAGCAGTGCATGTGGATCATGCCAGGCCCTTTGTGCTGGTGGCGCTTGACTGGCTGTCAAGCCAGGGCCTGGTGGTGGATGCGCTGGCCATTGTCAAAGGCCAGTGGCAAGCCACGCTGGCTGATAGGGCGCTGGCTGAGTCATGGCAGGCATACCACAAAGCAGCTGCCAAGCTCAGGCTTGTCACAGCCACATCAAATCTCACAAGGCAGCGACCATGGATCAAGGGGGTGAAGCATGACACAGTTTGATATCAAAGCACCTTTCCCATGGTTTGGTGGCAAGTCAAGGGCAGCTGAGGCTGTGTGGTCTGCGCTTGGTGATGTGGATCACTATGTGGAGCCCTTTGCTGGCTCGCTGGCTGTGCTTCTCAGGCGCCCACACAAAGCCAATCGCCCCTATCACAGTGAAACAGTCAATGACGCTGATGGCTTGCTGGTGAATTTCTGGCGCGCTGTGCAGGCTGATCCTGAAGCTGTGGCTGAGCACGCCAGCTGGCCTGTGGCAGAGGCAGATCTTCATGCCAGGCATCTTGGCATCTTGAAGTGGCGCACTGACGAGATGCTGTTGAGGCTGATGGGTGATGCTGCCTTCTATGATGCTCGCATCGCTGGCTGGTGGGTGTGGGGTCTGTGTTGCTGGATAGGCGCTGGCTGGTGTTCAGGCAAGGGTGCATGGATCGCTGATGAAGATGGCAGGCTGGTGAAGCAATCAAAGACAGGCAGGGGTGTGGTGCGTGGAAAGCCCTTTAATGGCCATGATGGCAGGGGTGTGTTGCTTGGCAATATGAGAGAGCCAGGACTTGGCGAGCCACACCCCATGACCATGCCAAAGCTCGTCAAGTGGATGAAGGCGCTGTGTGCTCGCTTGCGCCATGTGCGCATCTTGAATGGCGATTGGTCAAGGATATGCACCAAGGGCAGCACACACACCATTAAGGTGCGTATGGGTGGTGTGTGTGGGGTCTTCTTAGATCCACCGTATGGGGCTGATGGTGTGTCTGATGTCTACAACCATGATTCAAGCACAATCGCTGGCGATGTGGGCAAGTGGGCGCTTGAACATGGCGATGATCCAAGGCTGAGAATTGTGCTTGCTGGCTTTGAGGTAGAGCACCAGGCGCTTGAAGATGCTGGCTGGGTTGTGGTGGATTGGTTTCAAAATGTTGCTGAAAGTTGTTTTAAGGGTGGGTATGGCGCCACCACCCAGATGCACAGAGATCGCCTGTGGCTATCACCCCATTGTATCCAGCAAGCCAGCGCGCAACAGACCCTGTTTGCTTGAAGGGGTGATGATGCGCATATATTGGCCAGACAGGCAGAGGGGCTGAGCGATGCCAAAGGGCAGACCCACAAAGCTAAATGACAAGACCCAGAAGATCATCTGTGATGCTGTGCGCAACTGTTTGCCATATGTGACAGCAGCCACGCTGGCAGGCATCACCCACAGAACCCTTGACACATGGATGTCAAGGGGGCGCTCAGAGCCTGATGGCATCTATCATGACTTTCTTCTAGCCCTGAAAAAGGCTGAGGCTGAGGCTCAGCAGATCCTTGCAGCGCGCATTGCTGAAGAAGATGCTCAGAAGGCCAAAGGCTGGCAGAGATGGGCCTGGCTGTTAGAGCGTCGCTGGCCTGAGACATGGGCGATGCGCCAGCCTGAGGCCAATGCTGATGAGGAGATCATTGTGAATCTGGTGGGTGATGACTGATGGCACAGTTCATCTGCAAGCCCCACAGGATTCAGCGCGCCTTCATGTGCGACCCTTCAAGGGTGCGCCTGTTTGTGGGTGGCATTGGCTCAGGCAAGACATGGGCAGGCGCTGTGGAGCTGTTGCGCCAGCCACCAGGCACAAGGGTCATGGTGGTGGCGCCCACTTATCGAGTCTTGAAAGACGCCACACTGCCAGCCTTCATGGAGTCTGCCAGGCCCTTAGTCAGAAGCCACAGGCGCGCTGATCTCGTCACGCATCTGATCAATGGCACTGAGATATTGTGGCGCACTGCCACTGAGCCAGACAGGCTGCGTGGTCCCAATCTGGGCGCCATCTGGATTGATGAAGCTGCCATGATCAAGACACCTGAGGCCTTTGAAATACTGGTGGGGCGCTTGCGCTTGAAGCCAGGGCGCATATGGATGACGAGCACTCCCAAAGGTTTCAACTGGCTGCACAAGCTCAGCCAGGATGAAGGCACAGCCACACACTTTGCATCGACGAAAGACAACACAGCCCTGCCTGATGACTTCTATGATTTTGTAAGTGGCCGGTACACCACGGAGCTTGCACAGCAGGAGCTTGAAGGCCAATTCATTGACATGGCCGGGGGTCTCTTCAAGCGTGACTGGCTGCCTGTCTTTACTGGCTCACTGCCAGATGCTCACAAGGGCCTGAGGTATCGCTTTTGGGATCTCGCTGTGTCTACCAAGGCCAGCGCAGACTTCACAGCCACTGCCAGGGTCACAGTCACTGATGATGCCAGGGTCTTCATCGATGGGCTGTGGCAGGGTAGAGCCAGCTGGCCTGAAGTGAAGAAGCGCATTATTGACACAGCCAGATCTGAGCCAGACACTGAAGTGGGCATTGAGACCATCGCAGGCTTTGAGATTGCCCATGCTGAGCTTTTGCAGGCGCCTGAGCTTGCCCATGTGGCAATGCGCTCTATAAAGCCTTCAAGGGACAAAGCCACCAGGGCTGCGCCTTTGGCTGCAAGGGCTGAGCGTGGCAAGGTCATGCTGATGGCTGGCGCGTACACAGAAGACTTGATAGGGCAGGCTGTGGCCTTTCCTGATGTCAAGCATGATGACTTGATAGACGCTGCCTCAGGGGCGCTGGCGATGACTGTGGGCTCCATTGGAGCTCGCATCAAAGTTGGCAGGTCTCGCACACAGGCAGGCAAGCGAAAAGTGGAGTGGTGACGATGAAAGCAACTGACACACAGATCGCTGTGAGCCTGGCTGAAGATGGCTCTACAGTGGCCACATACAGAGGGCAGTCACTGACAGTGCGCCCATCAGACTGGCTGCACAGGGCTTCAAGGTCTGGCCTGCCTTTCAGCGCTGGCAGAGAGCGCCTGGAACACACACAGGCCTTCAAGCCAGTGTATGCCAGGGGCAGATCTGGTGATGTGGGCATGTTCTGGCGCCTGAGCACCACTGAGCCCATGGTGCGCGATGCCATCCAAGGCGCTGTGTCTGCCATCGGCGCCGCCCCTTGGCGCATTGAGAAGCCACAGCTGCCAAGCCACTTGAAGGGCAACCCAGCTGCACAGGCAGCGCTTGACAGGCACTATGATTATGCCAGCCTGGTGTGGGCTTCATGGACTGACACAGGCCTTGACAGGGTGTGGTCTGATTGGATCGCTGATATCCTGCAATTCAGCATGATCTGTGGCTTCTACCTTGGCGAGATCACAGCCATTGAACGCCAGCTGGCGCTGCCTCAGGGGCCTGTCAGAACCTACCTTATCCCTGAGATACCCTTAACCATCATGCCAAAGAGCGTCGATGAGTGGGTGTTTCAAGGCAACCCTGATACAGGCATGGTGGCGATTGTCCAAGAGACCTTCGATCAGATTGATACCTTTGGCAATGCAGGCCCTGGCTCCAAGGTGATCCAATGGGAAAAGCTGATTCATGTGCCATTCATGCCAGCTTCAAAGGGCGATCTTGAAGGGCGCTCTATTCTCAGGGCCTGTGCTCGTCTGATTGAGATGAAGCAGAAAGCCTTGCAGCTGTGGGCGCTGGCCACTGAAGTCAATGCCCTTGGCATTATGACAGTGAAGCAAGATCCACAGCGCCCCTTGACCACTGAGGCTGAAGACAAGCTTGATGACGAGCTTGGCAACAGAACTGCTGAGCATGTGTCACACATCATCATGCCACCAGGCGACCATGAATTGCAGATCATCAGCCCTGCCAGCGCCACCCCAGATCTGGGCCCACAGATCGACGCGCTAGACAGGCAGATCGGTCATGCCCTTGGCAATGTCCACAGGCTGATGAGCTTGCAAGGCACAGGCAGCTATTCAGCCAGGCAAGATGCCAGCGCTGAAGCTCGTGATGCCTATGACTACTTAGCTGACTTGCCAGCCAGGGCAGCTGAGCGCCTGCTTCGACGCTTCATCATTCTCAATTTCCCAATGGATGCGCGCCTTGGCATGGTCTTCACCCCCAATGTGGCACATGCTGTGGTTGAAGAGAAAGACAACGCCAAGCGCGCCAGCACCCTTGCAACGCTGAAGAATGCTGGCCTGCTGACACCCACACCTGAGATTCAAGCGCAGCTGGCCAAAGAAAATGACTTGGCCATGGGCATTGTCGATGAAGAAGGCTGAAGCGCCCCTGCTTGACGCAAGCGATCAGCGCCCCTAATTATAAACAGACTGATGAGTCGGTTTTGAGGCATCATGGCACCATTGACAAAAGTCACTAGCAGCAATGTGGATCAGGTTGGCAAGTCTGGCGATGATCTCAGGGTGATCTTTCGCAATGGTGGTGTGTATGACTACAAAGGCGCCGCTGAGAACCTCAGATACATGCTCGCTGCAAGGTCCAAGGGCAAGTATCTGCACTGGCTTGTAAAGCGCTTCTACCCATATGAGAAGGTCACACAGCTGGCGCAGCTTGGTGATGGGCGCACACAGGCGCAGACCCCAGCACCCAAAGAAGACCGCATCAAGGGCAGCAAGCGCAATCCCAGAGGCTCAGCCTCAGGCACCAGGGGTGGCATCAAGATCGACAAGGCCACCGAGAAGGCGCTGAGAGCCAAAGTGGATGCGCTCAAAGGCAATAAGCGCGCTGTGGACATTGGCACCCTGAAAGCTGTCTATCGTCGCGGCGCTGGCGCATTCTCAACAAGTCACAGGCCTGGCATGTCTCGCAATCAGTGGAGCATGGGCAGGGTCAATGCTTTCCTGAAGCTGCTGAAGACTGGCCAGCGTAAGAAGTCTTACACCACTGATCTTGACTTGCTGCCAAAGGATCACCCTCAAAGCACCAGGCAGGCTGAGTCAGTAAAGCCCCCTCAATGGATGCGCAACGCTGCCAAGTGGGCGCTCAAAGCCAGGGCTGAGGCGCCACCCAGCAAGCGCGCTGGCACGCCTGTGGGCATTGCCAGAGCCAGAGATCTTGCTGGTGGCAGGCCACTGAGCAAAGAGACGCTTGAAAGGATGCGTGATTATATCAATCGGGCAGCTGGCACAGCAGACAAAGCGCCAGCCAGAGACGAGCAAGGCCATGTGCCAAAGGCCAAGCAAGCCCTTGGCCTGTGGGGTGGCAGACGTGGCAAGCGAGTGGCCAGATGGGCTGCTCAGCAGCTGCGCAAGATGGAGGCAGACAAGTGAGACAGGGACTTGTGTTGACACTCAATGGCCTGCCACCAAAGCCAAAAGATCCAGCTGACCGCCTGGTGAAGTGGGTGGTGATCGCTCAGGCCCCTGGCTTTGTCTACCAAGGGCGCCAGTTTGATGTGGATGGCAGCTGGATTGAAGACAGGGTGGCTGAGTATCGCAAGCTGGCCAAAGGCGATTACACAGCGCCCATGCTCAGGGAGCATGACAGGGATGGTGAGCGCCATGGTGATGTGCTGGCGCTCAGGCGCCACAGCATTGATGGTGTTGACAGTCTCATCGCTGCTGTGGCCTTTGCAGACCCTGAGGCAGAAGACAAGCTGAAGCGTGGACAGATCAAGTATGTCTCGCCAAGCTTTGGCCCTATCGAAGATGATAGAGGCAATACATATGACTTTGCATTGCGCGAGGTCTCGTTGGTGGCAGCGCCACATCAGAAGCACTTAAAGCCTGGTGACACACATGTGCTAGGCGCAGAAGAGAGGGTTGAGATGCCTGAGCATTATGACAAAGAGAAGGCTGAGCTTGCTGATGAAGCAAAGCCTGAGGAAGATCGACTGAGCCAGCTTGAAGCCGTGGTTGGCAAGCTGGCTGGCCAGATGGCTGAGATGATGGAGCTAAAATCTTTGATGGAAGCTGCCATGATGGAAGCTGGCGAAGATGAAGAGCCTGTGGCTGAGATTGTGCCAGCGCCTGAGATGTCTGAAGAGATCGCCAAGCTGCGCGCTGAGCGTGACCAGCTGCAAGCTGAGCGAGACAAAGCCATCTTCACCCAGATTCAGCCCCAGAGCCTGATCTGGACTGCTGAGCTTGCTGAAGTGGTCTTCAACGTCTGGCGCGCTGATAAAGATCGCGTTGGTGCCATCCTGGCTGAAGCCACCCCAAAGGACACTGCGCCAGCGCAGCGCAAGCTTGAGCCAGCCCCCATGAACCCATGGGCTGTGCGCCTGTCTGAGGCCAGCGCCCCCATCGTCGATGAAGACCCCACACTGAGTGATGCTGATCTCAATGCCAAGGCTGTGCAGATGGCTGAGGGTGATCAGATCAAGGCGAATGCCATTTACAAAGAACTGAAGAAGGCAGCGCTTGCGCGAGCCTGAGGAGATTGAAGATGTCTGAGCAGAAGACGATTCTTGGCAAGGCTGGCGCCAGCGCGCTCACTGCCTACACCATTGTGGTCAACAACGCTGGCGTGCTTGACGAAGCTTCAGTCAGCACTGTGCAGGCCCTTGGCGTGGTTCAGAACGCGCCAGCTGCCAGTGGTGAAGCCCTGGTGGCTGTTGAAGGGTTTACCCTTGTCAACTTTGGTGGGGCTGTTGACCCCTATGCTGACATCACCACCAATGCCAGTGGTGAAGCTGTTGCTGCCAGTGCGATCACTGGCGATCTGATCATTGGCTTCTATGCGCCTGAGCCTGTGGATGGCGCTGTGTCTGCCACTGTCAGTGGTGACCGTGCCCGTGTTTACCTTCACAGCTACAAAGGCAATGTGAAAGCCTGATAGGAGATATGAACCATGGCAACCCCTTCATACGTCGTCACTGATGTCGACATCAATCGAGTCAGCGAATCTTTTGTTCAGAGCAATCTGGAAAAGTTCGCCATCAGCACCCTGCCTAAAGCCCTGTGCTTGGACAAAGAGACAGGGCGCTCCAACACCACCAGCTATGATCTGGCTGCGCTGTCCAATGCCTTGATGGAAGGCACCAATCTGCGCGATTGGTCCCCTGGCATCGACCCACCCAGCGCTGGCACCCTGCTTGAGAGCGCTGTGGAGTTCACTGTGCGTATCCGCTCTACGCTGGACCTTCCACGCCCCTTGCGACGCGGCCAGACCTTCGAGCACCGCTTTGCTGACTTGGAGCGCAACATTGTGCCCATCCAGCTGTCCAAGGTGTACCAGGCCCATGATGCTGACATTGCAGCTGCCATGGTCAACACCAGTCTCTTCAGCAGGCAAAACTTCACCATTGGCACCAGTGGCAATGGCCTGAACACGCCTGAAGACTACCCTGATCAGAACCCGATCAAGGACATTGAAGACAACCTGGTGCTGTTGCGCCCCTACACCAACTTTGCTGGTCTGGAGCTGCGCTGCTACATGTCTGGCAAGGTCGCCAGCGTGCTTGCCACGCACCCTGCCTACACTGGTGGTGGCGCTGGCTCAGCTGTGGCTTCAGGTATGCCGCGCGCTGAGTTCATCAACCGCTTCAGCAGCTTGCATGGTTGTAAGACCTATGTCTTTGACAACTTGATCAACTCGGCTGCCCTTGGCCAGTCTGCCACCATCGTTGAGACCTTCAACCAGGCGAACAGCAGCGCTGTGCTCTTCTTTGGCCTGTTTGACACTCGCGCTGGCGCCTTTGATCTGCGCAGCGAAGCCACCAGTGATGCGCCTGATGGGTGCCTGGTGTGGGCCTGCTCGCAAGATCCCAACGTCGCTGAGTACCTTGACGAGCGCAAGATGGT